ATAACCCTAAGCAAGCTGATCGCGACGAACTTTACCAAAAGCGCATTAACCCTGTTCTTACGCTTCCGGGCCAAGGCACGGTTCTTTTTGGTGATAAGACCGCTTTAACCAAGCCAAGTGCGTTTGACCGCATTAACGTACGCCGACTCTTTATTACTATCGAGAAGGCAATTGCTACTGCAAGTAAGTTTCAATTGTTTGAGCTTAACGATACGTTTACTCGCTCCACTTTCCGCAACGCTGTTGAGCCATTCCTTCGGGATGTTCAAGGCCGGAGAGGTATTACGGACTTCCGAGTTGTTTGTGACGAAAGTAACAACACCGCAGAAGTAATTGATGGAAATCGTTTCGTGGCCGATATTTATATCAAGCCAGCGCGTTCGATTAACTTTGTAACCCTGAACTTCATCGCTACCAGAACTGGCACAGCGTTTGAAGAATTGGTCGGCCGATAAGGTCTAGGAATATAAATAACAACATATAGTTAGGTAAAAACTTATGGCTACTACAAACACAGGCATATCAAAATTCAAATCAAACTTCAGCGGTGGGGCCCGGCCCAACCTGTTTGAATGCAGAATCGACTTTCCTGACAACAACCAACTTCTCAGAAATGAAGCCCGCTTTCTTATTAAAGGCGGATCTATTCCTGCGAGCGTTGTTGCTCCGGTTGAAGTTCCTTTCCGCGGACAAAAGCTTAAGGTTGCGGGAGACCGCACGTTTGAACCATGGACAGTTACCGTTATTAATGACGTTAACTTTAATCTTCGCGATGCATTCGAAAGCTGGATGAATCGCGTTAACAACCATGAAGCAAACGTAAGCGATGACGCAGTCGTTGGCCAGCACCTGAATTACTACCGTAATATGGAAGTGGTTCAACTTGACCGCGATGGAAACGAAGGAGGTATTAAAAGCTATACCTTTATCGACGCGTTTCCAACAAACGTTAGTGCGATTGAATTAAATTACGAGACAAACGACACTGTTGAAGAATTCACGGTTGAGCTTCAGTATCAATACTGGACTGCCGAAGGTATTACTTCATAAACGTTGTTCAGTGTAACTCAATTAAAGAATTATTTCGGGGGGTCAATCCCTCCCGAAATAATTTCTGTTATATATAGAATTGTATGAAGATATTTGGACTTGACATTTCCCGAAAGATTAAAGATGAGGCGAGCGAAAAAGAAGAAAAGGATTTACCGTCCTTTGCGCCTCCTGTGGAAACTGATGGAAGTCAGGTCATTTCCGGAAACAGTACAAGTGGCTATTACGGCCAAGTACTTGATCTTGATGAGGTAAGTGTTGGTAACGAACGAGATGCAATTCTTAAATATCGCCAAGCGGCAGCACAGCCCGAGTGTGACACCGCTATTTCTGACATTATTAACGGAGCTATTGTTGCAGACAGTTCTAGTGTTCCGGTTAATCTTTCAACCGATGAACTTGACATTCCTGATAACGTCAAGGATTCGATTCGACAAGAGTTTCAAAACATCTGCAGACTACTTTCTTTTAACTTCAATGGTCAAGACATTTTCCGCCGTTGGTATATTGATGGTAAACTTTATTACCACCTTCTTATTGATCCCGATAATATTAAAAAGGGTATTCAAGAAGTTAGGATGATTGATCCTTTGAAGATTAAAAAGATCAAAGAAATTAAAACCAAAACTAATCCCGACACTGGTGTCAAAAGTCATTACGTAGCAAAGGAATATTTCCTCTATAGTGACAGTTTAGGATCAAGTACAAATGCGATTAAAATTGATCCGACAAGTATTGTTTATGTTCCAAGCGGAAACTTAGACGACAGCGGTAAATTTGCTACTTCATACCTTCATAAGAGCGTTAAGCTTGTTAACCAACTTCGTATCATGGAAGATGCGTTGGTTATCTACCGAATTTCTCGAGCTCCTGAGCGACGAATCTTTTATATTGATATTGGTAACCTTCCAAAAGGAAAGGCTGAACAATATGTTCAGGGTATCATGGGTAAGTATCGAAACAAACTTGTTTACGATGCAACAAGCGGAGAGGTTAAAGACGACCGCAAAGCAATGAGTATGCTGGAAGACTTTTGGCTTCCACGACGAGAAGGTGGGCGTGGCACAGAAATTACCACCCTTCCTGGCGGTGAGAACCTCAGTCAAATTGATGACGTTCTTTTCTTCCAAAAGAAACTTTATCGCTCACTAAATGTTCCTGTTGGACGACTGGATGTTGAAGGAAGCCAATTTGCTATTGGCCGAGCAAGTGAGATTAGCAGAGAGGAAGTTAAATTCCAAAAGTTTATTAACCGCTTAAGAAAGAAATTCTCTGTTCTCTTTATCGAAATGCTGAAAGTTCAGTGTCTGTTGAAAAACATTTGTACAGAAGCTGAATGGCCTGAGATTCGTGAATCAATCTCAGTAGACTATATTGAAGATAACTTCTTTTCGGAACTTAAGGACTTTGAAATCCTGCGAGAGCGCATTACCATGCTTCAAGATGTCGAGCCGTTTATTGGTAAGTACTATTCAAATAAGTGGGTAAGAAGTAATATTCTTAACATGTCTGACGAAGATTACGAAAGAATTCAAGCGGAGAATGAAGAAGAACCTCCGCCAGAAGAAGATGACGGATTTTAAAAATTAACCAACGCTTAAAACATTAAAACATATAAATAAAGGTATGAATAACATTCAAAAACTAATCAGCGCCGTTAGCCTTGGCGATAAAGAAGAGATGGAAAAGCAGTTTGCTTCCATTATGCAGGATAAGGTCCGCGCTGCTGTTGATGTTAAAACCATTGAAGTTGCGGAGAAGATCTATAATACAGAAGAGACGATTGAAGAAGCCAGTGAAGAGGTTCTTCTTGAGCGTGACTCTGCTTTGGTTGATATGATCAAGTACTCCGGTGCAGTTGGTCTCTTCTCTAAAAAGGTTGCAAAGGTTATCACCGACGATGACGAAGCAGCTCTTTTCCCAACTGGCATGGTCACTCGAGACGGTGTTGCAATGCAAAAGATTCTTCTTAATTACATTGCGGACAAAATGGGTACAGATCCCAAAGAGAAATTCGGTCCTTATTTTGACCGCGTTGATCTTGTTGGCCCAGGCAGAGAAGGAAAGACTGCTCTTCGCGGCGCCCTTGATCCGAAGAAAAAGTTCAAGATCAAAGATCTTATTAAAGCGTTGAAGACATTCAAAGAAGAAGCCAGTGAAGAGGAGCTTGCCGAAGCTAAGATTGAAGTCCCTACCGACGAGAAGGCTATTAAACAGTTTCTTGATAAAGCCAAGATGATGCGTGCAACTGAAAAGGATTTTGACCAAAGCATGAAACCGCTTGACCTTAAGCAATTTGCGATGTTTGACAAGATTGCCCGCGACCACAAAGATTTCATACGCGCTTATCAAACGGGTTATGACGCTGGTATGGGATACGATCTTCCCTATCCGGGTGGTCTTAACGGTAACAACCCCCATAAAAAGAATACCTATGCATACTGGCTTTGGATGGATATTGCCGGACAAGGCATGGCAGACGCGTAATAATTAAAATATGCAAGACTTTACCAAATCATACGACAGCTTAGCAGAAGCCGCTAAAGAGATTTTTGAAGCTTCAAATTACGAAAAGAAATACGGCGGACGAATCTTACAAAAGCTGGCTAAACGTAAAGGCAAGCTGGTCACAAAGCAGCTGTGGGATAAGGCCGATAAAGACCAAAAAGCCGACTGGCTTGGGAAGCTTCCATACTCGAATTCAGAAGAAGTCGCCAGATATATTGACGTTCGTTGGGATGCTCTTCCAAGTGTAATTCAGAACAATATGTTTGAATCTACTGAAGAACTTGATGAAGAAGCGATTGACAATATTTTTGAAGGAAATTATACTGATTTCTCTGAAGATGAGATTTATGAAGAAGCGATTGACAGTATTCTTGAAGACGAAAGTTTAAACATTCAAGAAATGTCGGATGAGGAAATTGAAAAAGTTCTTGAAGATAAATTTAATTCATTAAGTGAAGCAATCCTTAAATATAACGAAAGTGAGCTCCGTCGCACCGGCCGTCGCTTAAAGAAGGCTGCGACGTTCTTTAGTGTTTCTAACAGGGCAGCTAGAGCTCAAGCAAAGGTAGATAAAGGTGAGAAGAAAAGAGCTGATCGAGAGAAAATCGCCAAAGCAAAAGAAACACTTAAAAAACAAAAGGCATTACGCAGAGCCCAAAAGCAGGCCAAAAGGCAGGGTAAACCCGTTCCTCTTTCTTATGCAGATGCAGGTATTAAATAATTATCAATATGAAAGACTTTAACAAATCATACGACAGCTTGGCCGTTGAAGCTAAGAAAATTCTTGAAGAGAATACTTCAAAGAGTTCAGAAAGCGAAGAACTTGATGAACGCGTTCATCCTTTGCTTCTTTCTATTTTAAAGACCGCAGCGATTGGAGCTGGTAAGGCTTTGCTTAAAGGTCTTTTGGACAAGGCAGAGAAACAAAAAATTAGTCCAAGGGACTACAAAAAAGCTTCTTCTAATTTTGATAAAAACGGAACGCTTGATAAATTAAAATCAGCCGATCCCAGATACCGCGCGGCAGAACGTGGAGGAAGAAATCCCTTTGAAAGAGGAACACTTGCTTACGAACTATTTAACGATCTCGAAGAACAAACACTCCCTGAAGCGACAGTTGATCGTGAAGAGAAGCCTACCGAAGCCAGTAAAGAAATCCTTGACGAAAAGTTAGATAAAAATATGTCTGTTGATGAGAAAGCTTACTGGCGCGTACGCGAGTTGATCGACACTCTTTCTAAGAAGGCAGACACATTAAAAAAGGCATTCAAATCAAATAAACGTATTCCTAATCGTTTATCTAAAGATATGTCTGTTGATGAGAAAGCTTACTGGCGCGTAGTCGATTTGATCGACACTCTTTCAGACACGTTAAAAAAGAAAGGCTAACTAATACAATAAACAATTATTGCGCAACATCACTATGAAACTTATCACCGAACATTTAGAAGATCTCCAGTATATTACCGAAGAAAAGAACGGTAAAAAGGAAACATTTATCGAAGGCATCTTTATGCAGGCCGATAAGTTAAACCGTAACAAAAGGGTTTATCCAAAGGCTACACTGCAAGCTGCTGTTAAGCGATATGACAAAGACTATGT